TTTACCGCCTCCGCAGTAGATTGTTTCTTTACTCATTGTTTTACTATTTTAAATTAAACTTATTTACTATTTGATCTTTATAAACTTTTTTCATTTTAAACGTACTTAAAACCTTTTCGGCCTGGTCTTTTGTGGCCTTTAAAGTTGCGTTTAATTGTGATTCTGTTAGCCATTTTTTATTGTCTGTTGGTGTTTCAATTTGAGCTGAATGTGTTGTGTCAGAATCATCAATTTTACCAACTGGAGTTAAAAATGTGTACAACAATGCATTTTTTAATGCGTATGTTGTGGCCTTTCCCGCTCCTTTATCTTGTGCATCTACTCCGTGGCCATATCCGGCAACCTCAATACTTTCACCGCTTTCGTGAAGCAATAAATATTTTGTTTTTACTTTTGTGAAAACACTTTGTTTTTGTTTTAAAGTTGTTTTACCACTCCAAGTATTCTCCTCCTCCCAACGATCAATTTTAATTTCATCCTCAATACTAATAGGAATCATTGCAAGACCATTTTTTGAAAGCGCATTGTTAAAGGCCTCTTTAACATCGCTATCCTTTGTTCCGTCGTATGCTGCACGAGTACCAGCGCCAACACGACTATTTTTTTCCATTCCTTTCACCTCTTTCATAACAGAGATGATTGCTTTTGCCAATTGTTTCATAAAATTTAAAAATTTAAGGTTAATTCTATCCCGTTTAAATTAAATTCAGCGCCTTGTAAAATTTGCACTTCTTTAATCGTAAAGGTTTTCGGATTTTGTAAACGTGACTTTAATGTTGGCATTGTGCAATCTAGCAATTTACAAACATCATAACGCTTTAAATTTAGCCGTTTCATTTCGGCTTTGAAGTTGTTTTCAAACATATTTCTTTAGTTTTATTTACGCAAAAATAAAAAAAATCTTTCAAATAAAAAAATTATTTTTAAAAAAACCGCCGAGTAGCAAAGCTGCTAAACGACGGCTGACAAACAAAACAAAAGAAAAAAGTTTAATTTATTATAGTAGTTATAGGCGTATCGTCATCGTTGTTTGGTAAATGTGATTTAACTTGAAATTCTGCATTTTTTACATTATAGGTTAGGCCATCAATTATTGTAGATTGTGGGTCGTAATCACTAGCGGAAAAATAAAACCAAATTTTATTGTGTATAGACATTGGCTCCCTTTTTAAATTTCTAAAAGTTCCGGTGTATCTTGTTAAATATTCTCTGTAATCATTAGATATATTTTTTCCTAAAACTTTCATTAAATCAATACTATTTGGTTTAAAAGTTATTGTAGGGTTTGCGTCTCTTGTCCTAAAATATCCAGACTTTTGGTCAGGTACTCTTGTTAATTTAACAATATTTGTATTGATGCCATTATTATCAAGTTTAGAAATAAATGTTTGATTTGATTGATCTGCTGACGTTTTAGATTGTAGTATTTGCATATTGTCATAATACGTTGTATTGTAATCAGAATCTGAACAAATTGTGTTGGCTATAATAAACTTTATTGTTGCCGTTGTATCTGTTCCAATATTTAAATCAGTATCATTTAAAGTAATATTTAAATCAACCCACTTGTTTGGCGTTTCTGTTGTTATTGAATTACTTCCTCCATAAGTTGATGAAAACTTGCCAGATGCAGCATCCCAAAAATAACCAACACCCCCCAAAGTTGTAAAAATAGAATATTGAAAATCTGCTGAAACGTCTAAGTTTTGTGAATTTAAAAAACTAAAATAATATTTTAACTTACAAGTGAAGCTAGAATATTTTACCTCTTGCGGGTTAAATACATCGGTTTCAAAAGAAAACATTTGATTAAATCCCGTACTCTGCGCAATGTCAGTTAATTTCATTGATCGCCTACCTTTAAAAGATACCTCATCAGTTGCAATTTCTGCGTAAAATGGCACATAAGTAATTTCAAAAGTTGAATTTACTCCAAAACCACTGTCTGAAGGAATTGTGAGTATATCATCAACTAAATACCCTTGTCCTTTGTTTGTAATTATAATAGATTGTACACCTCCACCAGATATTGTTGCGCTTATAATCATACCGGTACCGCTTCCACCGGTTGGTGTGTAGTTTCTTGTACCATCAGGCGAAAATCCACTTCCAGGATTGGTTATAGTAAAACTTGGTAAAATTGTCGGATCTTCAATAATTTCAAAACCATAATCTCCATATTCAAATCCTGAGTTGTAAAAAGCGTTTTTTGTTTTTAAATAACTACCAACAATATGAACTTGCGAAGCCGGTTGCAGAAATTCTCTTGACAAACTATTTCCGGTTTCTTTTAAATCAGCCTCATTGCTAAAAAGTATTTGTTTGCGTTCGCTTCCAATACTAGCGCCTAGGTAATTATATTTTCTAAAATCAATATACTCCTTTGAAGTACTTTCATATTGTGTTGTGATTTTATTTCTAATATTTGTAGGTGTGACTGTTGTTTCTTGTAATTCATTATAAATTAAATCCTTAACGTAATAATCAAAAATATTTGTTACCTCAACAATATACCATTTGTTATAAGATTGATAAATTCTTAAATTGAATTGTTTTAATAAAAGTTCTAGTTGTTGCTTTGCGTTTAACAATCCATAATCTCCGGTCATTTCATCATAACCAAAATCTAAAGTTGTTATATTTTCAAAATCGCTAGTTGTTACCGGGCCAAATGTTTTGTATTTTATATCAGATGCAATATAAATGTCTAAATCTAAATCTAAGTTTTGAAGTATTTCTGAAATACGTTCTAAGTTTGTGATATTTATTGGCGCATTGTTATTGTCATAGCCAATTGTGCCATTGAAATTGTTAAGTGTACCTAATCCATCAAAAGCGTTAAAACTAACCGCAAAAGGCGTTGAAATCATTTTTTCTTTATACCTATCAACAACTAAAAAGCCTGACCAATAAGTTGCCCAAACATCAGCGCCTGAATAATTGTCAATAATATTTTCTAAACAATCAATGCTTTCAATATTTCCGCCGTCTTCAGAAACCCTATCGTTATATTGATTTGATTGTGTTTGCTTATAATAAACCACAACTTTGTATTCTCGTTCGTCGAATTTATAAAAATCATCATAAGAAACGTCATCAGTAACAAACAAAGATAATTGACACTTTGAGCCTATTATTGGATTGTAAAAGTCATTTGAAGATTGCCAAGATATTGAAACCGGATTTGCGCCACCCACCATTTTAAGTACGTCTCCGGTATAATCTTTTTTTAATATTTCAACTTTTTTTCCATATCCTAAAACATCGGAAAACTCTAATCTATATTTAACGCCGTATGCCATTTTTTTATTTTAGTAAACTCTTTCCGCAGTTTCGTTTGCTCGTTCTATTGCAATCAATAAATCTTGCCCATCAACTCTAACCTCTCCGCTGACGTTTATATTTCCGCCATTGTTTGATTTTCCTATAATAGATTGTAACTTGTTCAATGGCGCTATAACTTCCGGATTTTGTCTTGCTCCTGGATATTCGCCAACCAATCCCATTGTTGGGCCGCTAATAATTCCACCATTTGCAAAAGCCGTAGCACCTCCGGCGGGATTTCCTCCGGTGTAACTACTTCCACTACCTCCGCCGCCTCGACCACTTCCGCCACCGCCAATTTTAGCCGCACCCGCTTTGAACACACTTCCTAAAGCAACCAAAGCCGCACCGGCTGCAATAGCTAAAAATCCTGACGGGCCTTTAAAGGCTAATTTAACTTTTTCAAGGGTAATACCAATTTTTATTGCTAGTTTACCTAATTGAACCGCCATACCTCCAATAGTTCCTAAAAGCACTTTAGACAATTTGTTTGCCATTTTGCCACCGCCGTTGATTGCGCTTCCTATTGCATTTCCAATTCCATTTGCTAATTGAGACGCTCCTTGTGATAAAATTCTATTGACACCTTGATTAAATTCAGCGGCTCTATTTAAAGCGTCTAATCTAGCTTGTGACAATGCAGTTTGTTGCTCACGCATTACTTCCGGAATCCTTTCAGTATCCGCTGCAATCATATCGCTAATCGGAGTTTGTATTCCCGCACCGCTAATTCCCTCCATTGCAGATGTTGCCATTGGTCTTGTTGGAACACCTCCAAAACCACTACCATCACCGCCACCGCCACCGCCACCGGCACTTGGTGTAATACTTTCCTCACTTGTTCCGCCTCCACTAACCGCCATCTCAACTGGAATAACAATTTTTGCAATTGTTTTTTGTTGTATCGCCTCATTGAAATTATCAACAACAGATCCACCTAAAATTGAGGCGTCTGTTTTAATTGCATCGAATGCAGTTGTAAAATTGTTTTTTAAACCATTAGCTAAGTCTGAAAACCCTTGAACGATTTTATCTTTATCAAAAGTAAAAACGCCCACAATAATATCGCCAATACCCTTAAATAAAGTGATAAAATTATTTGCAAAAGTTTTTATAATCGTTGAAAAAGTAGAAAAAACAAACTTTCCAACGGCTAACATATTCTTAAAATTAGCAATTAAAGAATTTACTGCCAATTGAATAGGCAATGAATTGTTGTATAAGTCAATAAAATAGTTTCCTATTTTTACCAAAGCGGATTTTATACCCGCCCAATTTTTATAAATTACAACTGAAATCGCAGTTAATCCCGCAACAATTAAACCAATAGGCCCCATCATAACAGTTAAAGCCGTACCAATAGCCGGAGCCAAAGTAACTAAAGTTCCTAAAATATAAAGTACTGGCCCTAAAGCCGCAGCAATACCCGCTAAAACAACTATTAATTTTTTTGTTGTTGGGCTTAATTCTGAAAATTTTTGCAATAACCCATTTGCAAATGATACTAATTTAGTAAATACCGGCAAAATAACTTGTCCAAACTTTGCAGATAATTCTTTTAAGGATTCCTGAAATATTCTCATTTGATTTGCAGCACCCCCGCTTGTTCTACCAAAATCGCCTTGAGCGTTTGAGGTTGCCTCCATTATAAACTTATAACGCAATGCAACCTTTTGCGCTTGTGTCATTGTTTTAATATTGGCGTTCATACCTCTTTCCATTGCAAAACTTTCAAGATTTGCTTGGGTCATAACAATACCTAACCTTTTTAAAGATTCAGTTTCTCCGGTAAAAACTCCCGCCAATGCGGTTGTCGCTTGATCAATTCCTATATTTTTAAATGATGCTAAATCTCCGGCTAAACCAACTAAAGACGTACTCATATCTGATGCAGCGCTTTGATTTAACCCCATTGAGGTTGCCATATCACCAAACAAGGCGGCCATATCTAAGGCGCTACCTTCTGCAATACCGAATTGTTTTAATGTAGTTTTTGCAAAGTCTTTTACCTCTTTTTTAGATTTACCAAAGGCAACATCTACTTTGTTCATTGATTCCTGAAAATCACTTGCAAATTTAACTGCTGCGCCCCCAGCAACGGCCAAAGGAAGTGTTAAACTTAAAGAAAGTTTTTTTCCGGTGTTTTTCATTGCCCTACCAAAAACTGACGCTTTCTTTTCTACCTCTGAAAACGCATCAACTAACTTTTTGGAATCACCTACAATTTTAACTCTTAACGTTTGATCTGACATAAATATTTAATATAAAAACAAAAATACAAAAAAAAAGACGCTTTTATTTTAACGTCTTTTTATTAGTCATTGATTGATATTTTTTCATAAAGGCGTCCATTTGCTCTTTAGTAGATTTAGGCTCTGCCCTTTTCTTTTTTCTTACAATATCACTTGGCAATTGAAATAAATCTTCAGGCTTTAACATCTGAGATTTTTTCTCACATTGCACGTTGTGAATCATTACGGCAATGTACCGAGTTTGCTCCCAATTTAAGTTAATATTGTTATGATAGTGTTGCGCAATTAAAGCGTTTTCTCTCCAGGTTTGCCGC